CGATATGAATTGCAAGATTTCCTGTTCTGTGAGCATTTGTTCCCCCTTTATTTTTTGTAATACACAAGCCTTCCTGTTGTGTCTTTATCTGTTGTAAGTAATATATTGTTGATGCCCTTTTGCATCATGAATGCATTCAATGCCTGCTGATCCTTTGTCGGAAGGATTTCAAGTTTTGGTGCAATTTTATATAAAATAACCATGTTATGTTCTTTGAACCATTGCTTCACAACATTAGCCGTGTTTTCACCTGTCATGTAATATCCGATGTTGAAAATGATAATCGAAAATGATGATGTCGAATCAAATTTCCCTACCTTTTCAATGTCTGCCCCACCGACCACATCTGATTGTTGCTTCTTGTTTTCCAACTGTTCACATATTGATGTATATCCTACTTTGTCATCAAACTGAAAGAAATACGAATAATCATCAACAGCCGTTTTGTTCTTTTTAATTATTGTGTTTTCATCGCACAATACTCTTTTGATGTTTCTTTCAACCTTCCAAACACCGTCAACATCCTTGAACAATCTGTCTTTATCTTCACCAATGCTTCGAAGTTCAGCATCAATTGTCACTGTATCATCACCAATCGTGATTGATGCCTTTTTCACATTAACAATGTCAATCGGATTGTCAGGCATTGGAACACCGTCTTGTGTTGACTTCCCATATACAAAAAGATTGTTCAATCGTGCATATTCTGCATCTTGAACAACCTTTGTGATTCCGCTTGTCAATTCAATTGTTTCTGTCTTCAGACCTATTTCAGAAGGCTTTGCCCTGCCTTTGACAACGATTGTTGCTTCTTCTATCGTTCCGCCTTCAGAATACACATGTGCATATATCATGCGATAATCTTCAAGCAATACATTCGGCACAACAGCAAAAAGATTTCCATCTGCATCAACTGTTCCTGACACAACGATGGCTTTGCCTTCCCGATTATTTGAGAAATGAACATCAGTGCTTGCAAGACTTTGAAATCCTGTCAACTTCATGACCTGATCCACATCCCATTGATAAAGATAATTGACTTCTTTTCCGTTTTTGATAAATGATGCATTCATACAAAATTCCTTTCTTTTCAACTCTGTTTCTGAAATTATCTTTTGTATGTCTGATCATTTGTATTATTGAACCCACGATGATTGTTTTCGCCATGATTCTATGCCATAACGAAGCGATGCCATCGCATCATCCTGAAAATCAACAGGCACATCCAAATATTCGCCTGTTTTTTCATCCTTCTGCCACTTCCACTGTTGAAGTTCCTTGATTGTATTCACACATGAAGGATGAACATATATATTTCTTTGCTTCAGCCAATCAATCTGTCCGTTGACATATGATTTGTCTTTCGCATGTTTTGTCTTCTTGACAGGTTTCGCAAGGAATCCTGCATTCTTCCACATCTTGATTCGATCAGGTTCGGCAGAATCACACCACATGACCTTGCTTTTTGGAATAGCTGCTTCGTTTGCCATTTCGATGATTTCTGTTGTGTCCTTTTCAAATACATATATTTCACGAAGGATGTATATGTTGCCATCCTTCCATCCAAGCAACAGGATCGCATTCGCATGATTGAATCCGAAGTCTTGCCCGATTGCTGTTCCGTCATAATCGTCAAGGTCTTGTGAAATGTCTTTGACTTCCCAATTGTGAAGGATCAGACCGCCAATTTCGCCCCATTCGCCAAGACCATATATTTGATACCCTTCAGGATCAACGATCTTTCTTCTTTCCATTCTTGATTTGTATGCTTCATCAATGAACCTGTTTGTCAAATAGGTTGAATGATGTGTCATCACGTTTTCATCAGGAATGTCAAAAAAGACCTTCTTGATCCAATGTGATTTGTTCACAGGATTGAAGGTCATTCGTATTTGATAGAACTGACCGTCAGGAAGTTCACCACGAAGACGGTCATCTATTATTTCAAAATCAGCCTGTGTGATTTCCGTTGCTTCTTCAATCCACACATCTGTCAGTTTTCCTTTTTGGAATGTGATTGATTTCAACTTTTCACGTTGTCTTTCATCATTCATTCCCCTGAATATGATCTGATTGCCATTCACCTTGCAAATCAATGACAACGGTGATTGTTTGATCATCCAATAGTTTTCAGCCTTGTCGCCGAACATCCTATTGATTGCACCTGATAATTCAGCAAATGTTGAATCCCTGTTCGATATATCTGATTTTCTGATGCAAACAAGATTCCTTCCGTTGTCAGCCATCAAACGCAAAATATAATTCTGTGCCGTGTCAACTGATTTGCCTGATCCTGCCGATCCTTTCATCACGATATAACGTTTCTTTGATCTGTCACAATCTTTGAATATTGGATTCGCCTGAATTGTTATGTTCATTCAGCATCATCATCCTTTTCCCAATATTCTTCATCATTGTCCATGATTGAATATAGGTTCATACCAAGTTCACCAAGCATCTGTGTGACAACATCGCCAAGAATGTTTTCAATATATTCTTTGATGATTTTGTCCTGTGTTTCCGAACCTGTTGCAATGTACGGTTCAAAATTATCAACACAATCAATCATGCAAGCCATGCCCCTGACATATTCTTTGTCAACAGGCTTCAAATCTTTCACATCATATGTTCCGATCCCTGATGCACTTGGAATTGAATATTCATCAATCTGTTCCATCATGCTTTTGTTTTCATCAATTGTTCCAATACAATTCATTGTTTTGCCTTTCTATTCGTCACCATAATCAACCTTGACATTCAAGGACATGTCTGCATCAACCTTCTGATCAACATTCGTTGTATATCCATGATTGGACATCCAAAGACCTGCAAGCCTTGAATCCAATGTGCCATTTTCGAACTTCTGTCTTGCATCAATTTCGCATTCTTCCTTCATACACGCAATAACCGACTTCAATTCGACTTCTTCATCATCTGCATATGTCATGTAGAAATTCGATTCTGTCATCCCATGATATACGCAAAAGCCTTTGACAGTATATGTGATCGGATGCGGAACATCCTGTGAATAGAACTTCCCATCCTTTTGTGAAAACATCGTCTGTGTCACTGTTCGTGTGTCACAATATTCCTTGTATTCAATCCATGCTTCAAGCAATGCTTGCGGTGTTTCCCATCTTCTTTTTCTTCCGCTTCCTTCTGTTCTTGGCAACCCTTTCACCTTCTTTTTATTACATGCAAAAAGGCACTGTCGCCCAAACAATGCCTTCCGCAAGAGGTTTTCAATGACTAAAAATGATTTTAACAGTTCCGCTTTATGTCACTTTAATGATAATACACCCATTTTTCAACATCAAGGTTCATTTGGTATCAAATGGTATCAATCAGTATCATTTGGTATCACTTTTCAATCAATTCACCCAACTGATGACCTTTTGGCTTCCAAATATGAAGACAATTGCTTTTCAAATTCACATATTGTGATTTCTTCGGATGAATCTGATATGCTTCTTCTTCATCATGGAAGAATACATCCTTCACGATGCACATGTCATCCCATGAAGGAATGTTGAATTGTTTCTTCGGTGCAACCGATACATGTTCCCATCCTGCTTCATTTTCGCCCCAAACAACAGTGCATGTTCCACAATCAGGAAGGTGAACCATTGCCCCTGTGCCATATATTGTTTTTGTAACATTGAATAATCTATTGTCTTTTATTATTTCATCATACTTCTTCATCGTTTTCCCCTTCATCAACTTCAATCCTAATCAATTTCACACCTGAATGTTTGCCACCCCTTTTTTTGACAGAATCTGCAAAACAGATTGATATTTGATTCCCAATACATCAGCCATTTCGGAAGGTGATTCGGCAACATACATCGGCAATTCATATTTGTCAGGTGTCACCGCCATGTAATATTTCATATCATGTTCCTTCCTTTTCACCATATATCAAATAGTCAATTGACACATCAAATGCATTTGACAATGCCATCAATGAATATACACTTGGCAATGTTCTTCCACTTATCCATGAATAAACGCATCCTTGTGTTGATTGAACTTTGTCTGCAAGTTTCTGTTGCGACAAATTGTTTTCTTTGAGTAAAGACCGCAACACTTCAGGAAGTTTGTATTCCCTATTCTTTTTCATTGTTTTCCCTTTCATTCAATAATGTCTGAACCTGCTTCAATGCTTTTCCCTGCTTCCTTTTAATACTTGGAACAGGTCTTCCATATAGATCACAAATTTCATATAAGTCTTTGCCCTGAATATATCTTTTGTGAAGAATGTCATATGATATTGAATCAAGTCTTTCAATTGTCCTGATGACATCTTGTTTTGTGTCCACAAGTTTGTCCACAAGTTCGTCAATTTCTTCTTCAATTTCTATGATTTTGATCACAGCATCAGCCATCTTTTCTTTTGATCCTGATGATTGAACCCTGTCACCGTCTGATCCGCTTGCAGATGTTCCAAGTGCTATTGATCGCCACTGTTCCTTTTCAATCAGTTTGTTTTCAATCAGCCTGTCAATCTTTCCAACCTGTTCAAGATATTCCCTTGCATCCATGTGTTCACCTACTTCCCCATATACTGAATCTGTTCTTTCAGGTCTTCAAGCCTGATCATTGGATTCTTTTCGATTTTCTTAACTATTGTATACAAGGCACTGTTCCATCCTTCATCATATGCCTTTGTTTTTTCATCAGTGATCTGATCAATTGTGATTGTTTTATTCATCTTCGTTGCCTTTCTTGTCATAATATTCGATTTTCTTTCCAAGTTTGTTGATTTCATTTATGTCATGTATTGCAATTTGTAATGCCTGCATATCTTCTTCCTTCGGATTGTATATTCTCGGAATAACTTTTTTCTGTAACCATGCAATTGCCTGATCCCTTGTCATCAATTCTTTTGCCATCTTTTGTGTTTCCTTTCTTTTAACTGTTCTGACCTTTATTTTCTATCATCAAATTGTTCTGCCTTATGCCTTCAATCAATTGCATCACGTTTGAAGGGATTTGGTCATCCTTCTTCTTTCGTTCTGCCAATTGTTCATACATCATGCGAAAATTTGCCCTGTCGGCACTTGGATTTTCAGACATACAAATATTTGTGAATCCTATTCGTTCAACACATCGTCTTGTGATGTCATCCATGCTTTCAAGTGCTTCCCTTGCACGGTATGATCCGAACTTCCTGACAGCCATGATCACTTGTTCCCAACCATCGCCCCAATCAGGGATGTCACCTTTTGCAATTGTTGATGATTGTTCCCTGATTTCTGCAATTGATGGCGACCATTTATTTGTTGCAACCCATGTTCGAAGGGCTGATTCTGCAACTTCATATGGAATGTCTTGAAGTTCCCTGAACCATAGTTCCATCGCCTGATTGTTTGGAAGAAGGTTTTCTTTCGGATAATATGTCCGAAGTGCCATTGCAAATGCTGAAAATTCCTGCTTGTTCATTCCCTTCCACCTGCCTTCACAATCTCAATCGCTATTTCAGCAAATCCGTTCTTGTATCTGCACAAATCTGTGTATGAATACATATTCAATTCATCTTTTTCAGGGATTTCAACCTTCATTTCTTCAAACTTCTTGACGATCTTGTCAATTTCAAATGCTGTTGGTGTAATGTTTACGGCTTCAACCAAAGCATCAAACAATTCTGTTCCATATATGCTGACCTGTCTTCCTTTTTCACAATGAATCAGCACTTCATCTGCATCAATCAATCGCATTTTTTATTCCTTTCTACATGTTCAAAGTTCCAACATGTTCAATTGATGTGCAATTATTGCCATTCTGATGAACTATGATATTTGAATGTGTTGGCATATCATCAATCATTTCATTCACCGTATTAACAGCCGAAATCAAATGCCTAACTTCCGAAATCTTGTCCATGTCTTTTTCATCGCACATTTTTTCAATAATTGGTTTCATTCCTTCAAGGAATTCAGCCATCGTTCCTTTTAACGCATCCGCATCAATCAATCGCATTTTCTGTTCCTTTCTTTATCTGTTCTTTAGGTGACCACCATGCACACGGTGCTTCATATGGGCTTCTTGCCCTGTGCTTTGTCCTGTTGCAATGTCCGTATTCAACTTGTTTTCCTTTGCTGTCAAAGTGTTGAACAAAAT